TTACTCTCATGTCTAGACCTCCCCTTATATGTAAAGTTATTTATACTAGGAACTTGTTCTCCTGCCAATGCACCATAGCCACATGTGTCCACATAGTTATCCACATTCTTAGGATTCTCAGTAGTCCTAGCAATCTTATATAATACCATCATCATAGGTACTTCATGGGGGAAGATATCCACCCCCAAGTATGTACTCCATAAGTCTGCTACCATCTCAAAGTTTTTACTAGCATCACCATGTTCTACTTCTCTATCTGATGATGTTAGTTGGTCTGCTAACTGTAGTATATTACTACGTTTATACTTAGCATTCTTTTTGCTCATCGTTACCTCCATGTAAAGTGAATAATTCCACACCTTTACCACATTGTAAAGAGTGTTCGTTACAAATATTTACAGCTTGACCTGCCGTAGCACCCATTGCTAACGCACCAAGTGCTATCTCTTTCCCATCTCCGAACGCACAATATGGTGCATCGTATGGTAACAACATCTTGTACGATAATTCATACAGTCCGTCTTTCTTCACAACGATTAGCTTTGCTTGACTAGGTGCAACATCGGGCATTATATCGGGCATACCTTGTTGATACCATTCCGATAGTTGTCTGATGTAATGTGCTAGTCCAACACCTGTAATGATTGCTACTTCTTTATCCTCGCTCATGCCATACCAAGCCTTTGATGACTCCCATTTCTGAGAGCCATCATTAGCCATTCTGTCAGTCGCAAGGGTCTTTCCATCCCATGCAATTACTGTCATAGTTTAGATACCTCCTCTATTGTTAATCCACCATTGTAAGACATATACTTCTCTTGACGTTTCTCATCATGTCCTTCTTTCTCAAAGACATTGAATCGTCTACGCAGTTCAACCGACATGTCTGTTAGTATCTTGTGGACACCATCAAACACTTCCTTGCTTGTAGGTTTTGATTGTTGGTAGTACCCACTTGGTGGTGTAGCACAGAACCCCAACAATAATTCTTTTGAGAACTCGTTGTTGCGTATTGATTTCTCAAGCAGATCCAACCAAGGTTTACTAGACCAATCGGGTTGCTTGTGATGGTAGTGGTTCTGTCCTTGTCTGTCTGCCCACACCTTCTCAATCAATGGATCAAAGGCACGAACCTTTGCCCTTGCTTTGATACCTCGCTTGAACTTAGCTAGTGCCTGTCTCCACACTTTACGTTCATCAGCTTTCTCAACGAACTTATCATCGGGTCTACGATTGAGACACTCACCAGTAAGTATGTTAAACTTCAACCCTTGGAAGTACGCAGGTGATTCCTTCATCATCCTGCTCTGTACATTGTATGTTGACATGTAACATGCAGACTTGAAGTCATTGCATATAGCTTCGCCCACATCATCAGACAATAGCTTGGCTTGTTCCAACTTGTTGTTGAACCAATTCTCTAGTTTGATTTTCATTCTCTCTGCATGATTACCTGTATGTTGTACCCGATACAGACCTTTCTTGTGTCGTTCAAACATGAATGGTATCCAACGATACGATGATGACACAATGGATTGTGAGTGTTGCCAGACTGCTTGAGCAGGTGCAACAAACTCCACTATGTTGTCAGGTGTTATACGCATGAATGGTTGACTGCCGTACCCTTCGATGTGCAAAGTGTAAGACACAGGAAGTTGTTCGTATGGCTCTTTGGTATCATACTTAGGTTCATCCTTGAACAATCTGAAGCTAGCAGATATCTTTCTACCTTTCCTTGGGTCACGACACCTTGCAAACTCCTTGGCAAAATGGTCATAGGTTTCTAACCTACGACCACCATTGTCACCATCTGCGTAAGACATGTATCGTCTCTCATTCTCCATCTCTTGTTCGATGTACTCAATGAGTTCTTTCTTATTACTTACTTGCATAGTTACCTCTACTTTCTTGTTAGTTTATTAAATGCGACAGTTGAAGTCATACTGTTTAAGTCCACACCAAGTTCTTCTGATGTCTTAGCCTTTGGTCTTTCAGTAATTTTCTTGTGTCGTTCTTTGGCATCATCGGGTAGCAAATCCCACAATGGTTGCCATGCTTTCAACGCAGGTGCTAGTGTTGTATAGGTCGTCACAATCTGCTTGACCCCTGCTACAAACTCATCCTTCTTTGCCTCTGCATTGAAGATACCTTGCGTATACTTTCTGAATGGTTCATGTAACCAATCAAACTTCTCGTTAGTGAAGTCTATCTCGTTACGATTGTAGTCCATGTAGTAACCACTATCCCCTGCCTTTTGCCATGTATTCTTAGGTGGAAATGGTAGTGGACTTGATAGCTTTAAGTTGAGAGATACATTCTTCCATGTATCTACCTTAGTATGTTTTGATTGCCATACATCTTCGGGTGCATGTTTGAACCCTGTAAGTGGTAGATTCTCAATCGTATCAAAGAATCCTTTGGGTAAAGCATTCATCTTTGCTTGGATGTCTGCTGAGAACAAACTGTCATACAGTTTCTTACCCCAATCCTTTGGATAGTTTTCTCTTGCTTGTCTTAGACTATCATCGAACATATAGTTTGCGTTCTTGATAATATCGTCTTGTAGTTGTTGGCTAAATCTTACTGTTGCCATGTGCTTTCTCCTTTGTTCCATTGTTTAATTAAACTACGAGCATGTTCTTCTGCCATAGTACCTAGTTCCCTGCGTATCTTCTCGAACGCTTGGTCGTTGGTCATGCCTTCGTTATCAAGGCATGCAACCAACATTGTTTCTGCATCAATGAGCAGACTCTTTACTCTACCCATTGACACCCTCCATGTAGACAATCTCACCCCAAGGTGCATCGCCCTTCTCGTTAGATACCCACAATACTGGATACGCAGGCTCGTCACCAAAGTCGTTACAGCATAAGTCTGTGAGTACAACACAACAGACAGGATCAATGTCCTTGTCCTGCATGTATCTGAAGATAGGACTGAAAGCAGTACCACCTCCACCACATGGTGTTAGTGTTGGTTCATCATCTTCAAAGCAGTCATAGTGACAGACTTCAGAATCAAAGTAGATGATGTGTATCTTCTTAGGTGATAAGTCTTGGTAGACTTTGATAATCTCACTAAGAAACTGTGTGAGTTCTTCTTCACCAATCGAACCCGAGGTGTCGATAGCAAAGCATATCTCACCGAGAGCCTCACCCGATACACTTGGTAGATACATACCTTGTGACAAGAACCTTCTGTTAGGTCTCGCCCAAGTCCTAGTATCCGAACGTTGCTTGACAATAAACCTCTGCATTACATCTCGCCAATTCACTCGTGGTTTCATCAACTCACCAACGAATCGTTCAAGTCCTGCCGATAGTTTACCCATCATCTTTGCAGACTGAGCCGCTTGAGCAACCTTGACTTTCCACTCAGCTTTCTTCTGCTCAATCTCAGCAGGGGAAGAACCCTCTCCTGCATCTTCGATGTCATCATATGGTTTCATACCATCACCATACCCACCATCACCATCTTCGGGCATGGGTGGCAACAAGTTGTAGACACCATCGGTAGTACCACCACCATTCTTGAGTAGGTCTCTGTCCATGACACCACCTTCGATGAACTTACCAATGCTCTCGTCTTGTAGCATTGGATTAATTACAGCATCACCTGCATAGTTCCATCGCTTAGGATCTCTATCACCCTTACGAAAGATGTGTTCAAACATTGGGTGACATACTTCGTGAGCAACGAGGAACAGAAGTTCCTCGTCATTCAATGGCTCACAAAAGTGAGGGTTAAACAACACCCTGTCACCATTGGTTGCCGCAGTTGGAACATCCTCTGATATCTCAAAGGGCATGTTCATAGCCAAGTTACCAAAGAACGGATGCTCAAGTATGAGTGCCGTCTTTGCCTTAGCAATACGTCTTTCTAGTTCCATCATTTACCTCCCATAAATGCACCCATCTTATCCATAATAGCCTTAGCCTCTTCAGCCTTAGTACGTCTGAGGTCGGGGTCATTACGCAATGATTCAGGGTGGTTGTTAGCCAAACTCCCCTCAACTTGTTGACGCATAGCCTCCAAGTTTGGGTCGTCAGCAAAGTTAAGCCGACTAAGTATTGAGCAGACTTCCTTGGTATTCTCTACCAATGTATCTCTGAACACAGACTTAGGGTCGGCAAGTTTCTCAGCCATGTGTTTGACTCGGTCATACAATCTCTGCCAAGCCTCTTCCATAGCCTGCTGTGCAGAAGATTCAACTCGTGCCTCAACATCTTGCTGTATCTTAGCCAACTCAGCATCACCGATACTCACTCGGAAGTCATTCGATGGTACTGGAAACACAGCCATGTCCATCTTGAACTTACGTTGGATATCATGTAACGCAGGGTAGTCAGCCTTGTTGTACAGATTACCAAGGAATCTCTGTGCATCTGCATGCAGTCTTGGATACTCTTGGTAGAATGTATCTACAAGTGATTGCCAGTCACCCTTCTCTTTCCTAAACTCGGTCATAAAGTTTAGGTAGTTAGCAGATGGTAACATCATCGTACCTTCGATACCCCAAGGTAAGGTGTTCGCATAGAACTTCTTACGAATCAGAGTAGACTTCTGATGTATGTTATTGAGTGCATCATTCATAGGTAACAACGACTTGTTGTATCTACCTGCTTGTGTTGCACTACCATTCTGTTGAGCCACTTGTTCGGTGGCTCTCTTGTCGTACTTTCTTGCAGTCCATTGGGATATACCCAACTGAACTAGCAATGCTTTATCACTTAGTTTCATAGTTACCTCCATTAGAATAAAACATCTTGATGAGCGATTGCCCACTTAGTGAATGCCTCATGTGATGCAAGGTCGGGATTCTTACGACTAGCATACGAGACACATAGAACAGAGAACTCGGGAGACATACGTTCAGCGAACTTCACAATGTTACCAAAGTTTTCTGTGGTTGCTCTCTCACCCAATGCACCAGTAAGTGCATAGCAAGTAGCAGGATCATCGGGTACAGCCACACTCATTGGTGATTGTATGATTGTGTCGGGGTTAGGTAGCTTACGTTCAATCTTCAGAAAGCCACTAAACTCTGCGGCACACCCTTCACCAACAGCACCTTTGAAACATTCGAACTCAGCCTCTGATGGTACAACACCAATCATGTTAGCCACACCCTCAACCCAAGCACGAGGTGATGGGTTCACATCTCTCTGTGGATCAAAGTCATGTAGCAAGTTAGGTCTGAAACGAATGAATGATATGACAACAGGTTTCACCATGTGGTCGATACACCATGTAGTGAAGTCATCAAGGTGTGTCTCTAGTTCAAGCACAGTCTCACGATTACGCAGATGAGATAACACTCTGTTAGCACCTGCTCTGTCCGACTGTCTGTTACCAGTAGATACAACCATCCAACCTTTCTTCATAGGTTTACCATGAAGATTCCTTGCTTGGCATATGTTAGCTAGTACCTTCTGCAAGTCAGCACCTGCTTGGTTTCTGTCATCAAAGCAGAGTATACCTTCATCGGGTATGTCTGTTCTGCCCTCGTATGGAAACCAATCGGGCAACTTGTAGTGTAGCATCTCGTCACCATTCGGATAGAGAATACCAAAGTCCTCAACCAACATGGTCGGCATATGTTTCTCGATATACCCAACACCAAGTTCCTTGGCAACTTCTTGTATGATGGTTGTCTTACCCCCACCCGGGCTACCTTCCACAGATACTGTCCTCTTGATTGGGAACAGTTTCTTGATTGTGTCTTTCAATAATGTGGCTCGCATTACGCACCTTCCTTTCTGTTTTTGTTATACTTGCGATGGTCGATACCATAGGATACAACCTGCTTGTTTACCCTATTACCTTTAGCGACTTGCTTGTCTGAGTAGTAGATGATGTCGCCATTCTCATCTCTTACTGGTACTCCACCTTGATGCTGTCGTAGCATGAAGAGTTTCAACATACTTTTATTCATGGTTAGTTACTCCTTCCCATAGTTGATTGATGGTTAGACATGAGTTGGTTTCAGTCCAAAGACTTTCATCCCAAGTCTCACATCCAAGCATCAGATTGATAAACGTAAAGGCAATAAGGAAACCAACACCTGCCGTAACAGCAAGTGCTAGTATCCATTCCAATACCTTTCGTTTAGTTACAGGGTGTCCATATATAATCATTAGAACAACCCCCATCCGAAATAGATGTCTAGTATAGCGACAGTAGCAGATGCTACCGACCCCCATATAATCCACCATGTTGTATCATTCATAAAAACCTCCTTTGTTATTGATACCTTTTAGTTCCTGCTTGTTGGATATCACAACGTAGTTAGACTTGTGCATTGGTACGACTGTAAACTTACGCTTACCTGCCGATACCTCCCCACATTTCAAACAAGTTAGATAACCTAAATTGAAACGAGCAGGACTAACCTGCTCATCACAATCTGTTGTCATACAATCGTTACTTAACGACATACTCAAACCTCCATCTGAAACATCTGTCTTGATGCCACTTGAAAGGCATGAAGTAATCATCTTCCGACATATCCATAACCAAGTAACCATTAGTAAAGTAACCATAGTAACCCGATTGAGTACGACCTTTGTAAACCTTCTGCATAATACCTCCATAAAGAAACCAAAGGGTATGGTGTTATCCATACCCTCTGATAGTTGACAACTAGGATAGAACTTCAATGTCGCTCTTCCTTGATGGTGCTGATGTTAAGTCTCTCTTCTCAAGCATAGCTAAGTAAGGCTTACCACCAAACCTAAGACTTGCTAACAGTACAGGAACTTCTGCTTTGTTAGCATCAGGTACAAACAAGTTCATCTCATACTTCAACTTATCTGCATGTTTCTTCATCACAGCAAACAAGTCTGATACGTTCTCTTTGTTGAACTTACCATCTGCATTTGGTCTGATGTTTATCTTCTTAGTCTTGTGGTTAGCAAAGACTTCTACATTACCTTCGTATATTTTACCCATGATATATATCTCCTTTGTATGTTAGATCATTGATATACCGACATAGGAATCGAGAGATATAATACTCTCGCCCTGCCGATTTTTGAACTTTATCAAAACGATTTTGATTTGTAAAGTTTTGGTGTCTTTACAAGATACACGCAAGTTTAAACAAGTATCTATAAACATACAGCTTTATACATGTATAGTTACAGGTTATATACAGGTTATAGATATTAGAAAACGTAGAGATAACAGCAGGTTACAGCTTAGTATATAAACTATCTAGGTGAAATTAAGTAATACGTTGCTACTCTCGCTATCGTTATATCGTTGGTAATATCTTGCAGACAAAGGATGTATGTTAATTTAATAGATAATTTAGATAGTATAGATAGTATTTCGCTTGTCATATGGTTAAAACGCAAGTAAATCAACGCTATATGGACTACATCATGTAAACTTTAGGTATCTAAAACACAACATGTTGTGTCAAGTTGTAACTAGATAGCTAGATAGTGTAGTAACTTGACATATAACCGTAACCTTATCTCCGTTTGTATCCGTGCTATAACCCCCCGAACTATGGGATTTATATATAAAAAATAAAAAAGAAAAAAAGAAATAAAAAAAGAAAGGGGCCGAAGCCCCAATCTCTATTTGGTTGCGTACAATTCCCATAAGTTTGTATCGCTGTGTCTTCTAAACTTAGCTAAGTAAGGTAGTGAGTCTACATTCTTATGCTTCATTGCATACTTTACATCACCAAGCTTCAGTGTGGTTGCATCAAACATATACTTCCATCTGCGATCAGTTAAGTATAGTGTACCGTTCTTGTATTTTACGTCATATCCGTAGTCGATTGTTTGTTCTATGTTCATTGTATTCTCCTATTAGAACAGTGAGGGGAGCCGAAACTCCCCTCGGTTGATTTACCTGACACAATGTATTTGTATCTGGCTAGCATAACAGACATTCTTGTCTATCAGCTGTGACCAAGCCCAATTCTCTGCTTGTTTAAGAGAAAAGAACCATCTGAAATAGAAAGAATTATCTTCAATCCATGTCAACTTCACTGTGCGTTTTTCCATGTCACACTCCATTGGTTGTGAGTGGGGGCCGAAGCCCCACACTCGGGTTGATGTTAAGCAAGCTTGCGTGTCTTGCTTGTGGTAGTCGGCTTGTTTGCCATAGGTGGCAACATAGTCAACTTCGGCTTGCCAAACTTGTCTGCTAACAAGACTGGCTCAAGGTTTTTCTTCTGCCCGACTGGGAAGTAGAAGCTCCAAGTATTGAGTGGAAGCTTAAGCTTCTTGCTCAATTCGTTAGCCTTAGCCAACAACTCAGTAACATTTTCTGAATTGAAAGCGCCTTCGACATCCTTTTTAAGGCGGATGTCTTCAGTACCAGACTTGTCAAAACCATTGACAATAGATACATTACCTCTAAAGAGTTTACTCATGTAAACACCTCCGTCATGTACGCATTGACTAGATGCGTGGGTTATGTCAGTCGGTCTGTTTGCCGATGATTTTATTAAAGCAAAAGTTTACACGTTTGTCAAGTATCCAACAAAACAGCCACTTTTAGAGCCTGTAAATCATAGCCTATAGATAGTATATAAAAAGGCGAAAGGGGGGGCACATGGACTGCGCGCCGACACCACCCCCCCATATAAGTAAACCTCATATAACAAGAGCCAAAAAACCAAGGTGTAAAGTTTACTGCTTGACACTACTTTTGTTTTCGGTATGATTACTTCATGGATACGTTACCGCTAAAACATACTAAGTGGTCAGACCGTTTAGCTTTTGATGTTGCTCTTATGTTAGAGGGCAGCGGCGAGTCTTTGGATGAGGTCATTGAAAGACATGCAATCAAAGCTGAGGATATAATCACTTACAACAAAGATCAGGTTTTTTTAAAGAAGGTTGAATCTTATCGCACGGACATCCGTGATAAAGGAATGACATTCAAAGTTAAGGCCCGTGCTCAGGCAGAAGAACTCCTGACAACGTCTTGGACTTTGATACACAGTCCTGATGTATCAGCTGCAGTAAAAGCCGATCTAATTAAATCAACTGTTAAGTGGGGCGGGCTAGAACCTAAGAACGATGTTCTGGCAGAAGGAGGATCAGGTGGAGTTAAAATTACAATTAACCTCGGAGACCAACAGCACGGAGCAACTATCATTGACGCAGAACCCGATGACGCACAAACTGCCATCGGCACTTCTTGAGAAGTTTGATACGGTCTACGAAGGTACGAAAGCTTGTAAGCTGACTGACATAGCAGAGCATGATGCTTTGACAACAGAACTAACTAGGTTAGAAGTAACATACAAAACAAAAATTTTAAGAAAACCATCCACAGTGTATTATGTATTACTTGTGGATAACTTGTGGATTGATCATGGAAACTGTGACAGATGCGGGACAAAACTTGTGGACATCTCTTGGTGCAAACATTGTGGAGATATGGGTTGGTATGACGAATATTTTACAAACAACCAAGGGTATTGGGGTTAGATGGATATAGATTACACACCATCTAAAGTATGTAGTGAGTTTATGCACTCCGATGCAAAGATGCGTGTGCTTATGGGGCCAGTTGGTTCTGGTAAGTCAGTAGCCAGTTGTTTCGAAGTTGTCAGACGAGCATCCACCCAGAAACCAAACAAGCAGGGGATTCGTAAATCACGAGTAGCTATTGTTCGTGAGACTGCAAGACAGTTACAGGATACTACTATTAAAACTTTTCACGATTGGTTTCCGCCCGGAATATGCGGAGACTATATGCGTACTACCAAAACATATTTCTTCAAAGTCGGAGATGTAGAGTGTGAGATTATGTTTCGTGCTCTTGATGATTCTGACGATGTAGCAAACTTGAACTCATTAGAATTAACGTTTGCATGGTTCAACGAGTGCAGGGATATTAACCCTGACATTGTTGACGCGATGTCTAAACGTATAGGGCGATACCCATCTGCTAAAGATGGTGGCCCTTCATGGTTTGGGATGTGGGGGGATACAAACCCTCCGACTATGGATACTTGGTGGTATTATCAGATGGAAGGTTTAGATTCCAAAGATGGAGTCAGTCCGAACGATAATGGGTGGGATGTATTCAAACAACCTTCGGGTAGAAGCTCCTTGGCAGAAAATGTTCAAAATCTACCCGAAGGCTACTATGACACACAGGGTAGGTCGGAAGAATACACGCGTGTATATATAGACGGCGAGTATGGATTAAGTTCTGCAGGCCAGCCTGTATATAAATATTTTAGACCAGACTATCATATGGGTAGTCAGAAATTACGCCCTATTATAAATGGGGTACGTCCTATTGTCGTGGGTATAGATTTAGGCTTGACACCAGCGGCAGTAATAGGGCAACAAGATCCTCGCGGGCGAGTCTTGATCTTTGCAGAAGCTGTGTCATTCGACATGGGCATTCAACGATTCGTCCGCACCATCCTGCGTCCGATGTTGACCGAGAGGTTCTCGGGCGCACCAATTTTAATTATTACCGATCCAGCAGGAGTGCAGAGAGCACAGACTGACGAGAGGTCTGCCGTGGATATTATCAAGGCTGAAGGTTTTAGAGTCCTCCCTGCTAAGACCAACACCATATCCGCGAGACTATCTGCGGTAGACGACTTTCTTATGAGGCAGGTCGATGGGGATTCAGCCTTTGTGCTTGATCCTAGCTGTACGCAGTTGAAAGCAGCAATGATGGGAGGATATAGATTCCACCACAAGAACGGTAATATACACAAGAATAGACACTCACATGTAGCGGAAGCGTTGCAGTATCTTATGCTGCATGTTGGTTCTGCTGGTGAGGGTGGCTTTATTATTCAAAGGCGTGAAATAAAAAGGGTTGCGGCAGGAGGATGGACTTGATACACTACCTTCGTAGTTACCTTCCAACTATGTTACCTTTGTACCCACCTGTCTTCCTTTCGGCAGGTGGGTTTTTCTTGCAATTTAAAAACTTGCATATATACTTGTTCACATGTATATTTAATGTAAACTTACTGGAGGTTGCTAATGAAAAGTAAATGTGGGCATAAGAAATCCATCATTTACTCAGACAATCCAAAGATGGATACGAGTGGAATGTCTAGTGTAATGACTATAGAAATGATGGAATCAGGTGGCCCTGTCGAAGTAAAAGACATGGGTTCAGTTGTAAAGTACGGTTCAGGTGGTAAAGTTTATACAAACAAGAATGATCCTGATACCGAAGAAGATATGAAAGACATGGCATAGTATGGTATTACAAGTCGTAGGAAACGAAGAGTTAGTAAGACAAGAAGAAGCGCTTACTAAAAAACAGCTACAGGAGAGGCAGAATCAACCTCTTATACTGGGGCTGGCTGACCATCTACGAACTTGTTGGGATGCGGCAAGGCAGGCAAAGAAACCTATCGAAAACATTATGTTAAAAGCACTCCGTCAAAGAAACGGAGAGTATGAGGCAGATAAACTAGCACAGATTAACCAACAAGGTGGGTCTGATGTATACATGATGATTACAGAAGTTAAATGTCGTGCAGCAGAAAGTTGGCTACGAGATATTTTACTTGATCAAGGTTCTCCCCCTTGGGGTTTAGAGCCTACACCTATCCCAGATTTATCTCCACAACAAACAGCAGAGATAGAAAATTCGTTTGCTGAACAAGTTGTAAAGCTTGTTGAGATGAACGGGCAAGCACCTACCCAAGAAGAAATGATAGAATTAAAAGAAATGGTAACACAAGATTACCGTTTTAAGTTGTTGCAAGGTGCAGACAACAGAGCCAAGAAGATGGCTATAAAGATTAAAGACCAGTTTGCTCAAGGCGGCTGGGGTGAATCTTTTAATGAGTTTATTACCGATTTGGTTACATACCCGTGCGGGTTTATAAAAGGCCCCGTGGTTCGTAGGCAAAGAAAACTTGGCTGGAAATACGAGAATGGTCGAACTACTGTAGAAGCAGACGAGATGATTGCTCCAGAGTTTGAGCGTGTTGATCCATTTAGAATATATCCTGAACCGGGTTTGACTAATCTAAATGATGGTTATTTGTTTCAACATCATCCTTTAAGTCGTTCAGAACTCGCAGACCTTATAGGTGTTCCGGGTTACGATGAAGATGCTATCAGGGACGTTCTTGATATTGGTAGTGGTACATCTTGGTTTAGTGAAGATGTAGAACTTACTAAAGAAAACGAAGAAAGAAAGTTTCATACCTTTAATAAACCTACTACAACATATGATGCCTTAGAGTTTTGGGGTAAAGTAAGTGGTAAGATGTTAAAAGAGTGGGGACTTACTGACGAAGAAATACCTGATGAAGCAAAGGAGTATGATGCTAACGTCTGGGCCGTAGGTAATTACATCATTAAAGCAGTATTAAATTACGACCCGTTAGGAGAAAAACCATATGCTAAAACATCGTTTATTAAATGCCCCGGCGCGTTTTGGGGTAAAGGTATACCAGAAATTATTGAAGACTTGCAAAACATTTGTAATGCGGCTGCGAGGGCTTTGGTCAACAATATGGGAATATCGAGTGGCCCACAAGTCGAGGTTAATCTCGAAAGAATCCCTCCAAACGAAGACATCACGCAGCTCCACCCGTGGAAAATCTGGCAAGTCACGAACGACCCGTTAGGTTCTAGTGCACCTGCTGTTAGGTTTACACAACCGGATGATAATGCGAATACACTATTAGGTGTTTATGACAAATTCTCCAAGCTAGCTGACGATCATTCGGGTATACCATCATACGTTTATGGTGACCTGAATGTTCAAGGCGCTGGCAGAACATCCTCTGGCTTGTCCATGTTAATGGGCGCAGCTGGTAAAGGCATACGTCAAGTAGTTATGCACATGGATAATGAAATCATCAAACCTGTTGTATATAGACAGTTTGTTTATAACATGAGGTATGATGAGGATGAATCAATTAAAGGCGATGTTAATATTGTACCAAAAGGTGCAGTTAATCTTGCAGTCAAAGAGACTGTAAATGTTCGCCGTATAGAGTTTCTTAATGCAACCGCCAATGAGATTGATATGCAGATTGTTGGTAAGGAAGGCCGTGCAGCGATTCTTCGTGAAGTGGCTAAAGGTTTGCAAATGCCTGTGGATGACATTGTTCCGTCTAGGGAAAAAGAGAAGTTTACTGATAAAGTGAAAGCTAAGATGCAAGCACAACAGCAAGCACAACAGCCTACACCTACTCAGCCAGACGGCTCTCCCAAAGGAGGAATGGATGGCAACACAGTTAGTAACCGAGATACTGGAGGTGCTGGATGATTAATCCAAAACCAGAGGTTATTAAATCGTTAGCGACAGTGTGTCGTTCATATCCTGAGATCCTAGATTGGTTAAAGGAGTGGCGTGATCACGAGTTATCGAAGCTACCAAGTGTCTTACAAAACACAGCGCTTGCACAGGGGCGGTGTCAGGTTTTGTCAGAAATAACGAAAGTTATAGAACAGTCCCCTGAAACTATTTCAGCAAAGTCAAAATGACAGCTGTTAATTACGCACACCGATAGGAGCGATTATGTCAATACCAAAGCAAGTTCAAAAGCAATCAGAGGAAGTACAAGAGTTGTATAAGCAGATTAATGGAACACCAGAAGAAGCACAGGCAGTACCTGCCGAGGTTTCTAATGATGTGCCTGTTAATGATGTAGAAGAGCCTACAACTTCCGACAGTGTAACGGAACAAGCACCTCAGTCTGAGCCACAAGAGCAAATGGAGTCAGGCGACCAAGAACCGAAACAAGCAGACTGGCAACAGAAGTACAAATCGTTGCAAGGGATGTATAATGCCGATGTTCCTCGTTTAAATGCGGAGAACAGAGACCTTAGCTCCCGAGTTTCTCAACTAGAGACTTTACTCAGTACAGTTGATAACGCAGCTACTCAACAAGCACCAGTTCAATCTGAAAAATTAATTACAGATGACGATGTAAAAGAGTACGGCGAATCAATAGCTGTTATGAGAAAGGCAGCTCGTGAAGAAGTTTCACAAGAGATTGCACAGTTGAGACAACAACTTGGACAAATTCAAAGTGTTGTACCGCAAGTTCATCAGGTACAAGCACAACAGAACAAATCCAATGAGCAAACGTTTTGGAGCGCTATTGCTAGCGAAGTACCAAATTGGAGTGATACTAATAATGATCCAGACTTTCAGTCTTGGTTGTTAGAGATTGACCCCCTAACTGGTATTAGCCGCCAAACATATCTGGAAGATGCCCAGAAAAATTTGGACTCAAATAGAGTGGTCAGCTTTTTTAGAACATGGGAAGGGGCAAATGGTAAGACAAATACTGCTCAAGTTGACCGTAGTGCTCAACAGTCTCAGTTACAGAAACAAGTTGCTCCGGGACGAAGCCGGAACAATGGAGTAAAAACTTCTGGACAGAACCAGACATATACCAATGAAGACATCAAAGAGTTTTACTCTGATGTTAGAAAGGGTAAATTTAAGGGGAGAGATGATGAGCGTGGTCGAATGGAACGCGACATTTTTGCTGCTCAGCAAGAGGGTCGCATTGTCGTTGCTTAATTAACTAACTGAAGGAGGTCATTATGGCTTTTGCAACATCTCCCGGTAGCCCAGCGTACACAGGAAATTTTATTCCTGAAATCTGGTCGGGAAAACTAATTGAGAATTTCTACGATGCCACAGTGCTCGCAGCGATCTCAAACACTGACTATGAAGGTGAAATCAGAAATATGGGTGATACGGTCAATATCCGAACCACTCCTGAGATCACTATCCAAACCTATGTCAAGGGTCAAACTCTATCCGTAGAGAATCCTGACAAGGCTAAACTACAACTCGTAATTGATAAAGGTGAATACTTTGCCTGTGTCGAAGACGATGTTGACCAAGTACAGACAGACATGAATCTAATGGACATGTGGTCTAAAGACGCTTCCGAGCGTATGAAGATCAAAATTGACCAAAGGGTTTTGGCTGATGTATTGACTGGTGTATCTGCATCAAACAAAGGAACGTCAGCTGGAGCAATCTCTGGTGATATCGACCTTGGTGTAGCAGGTACTCCTGAAGCGCTTACCACTTCAAATGTAATTGGTAAAATCATCGACATGGGAACAGTCCTTGATGAAGCTAACTGTCCTGAGCAGAATCGTTTTATTGTGATTCCTGCTAAGATGGCTGGTCTAATCAAGCAATCAGACCTTAAAGATGCGTCTATCACTGGTGATGGAAACACACCATTGAGAAACGGCAGACTTGGTATGATTGACCGTTTCACTGTTTATGTTTCTCACAACCTTGTAAAAAGCGGTAGTGAGTTTAGCGTACTTGGTGGACATTCAATGGGATTCACATTTGCATCACAGATGACAAATATGGAAACTATCCGTTCTGAAACAACCTTTGGAAACATCATTCGTGGACTTCAAGTTTATGGCTATCAAGTCGTTAAGCCTGAAGCTCTTGCGACAATGATTGTAACCTTATAATAGGAGGCAAACATGGCTGCATATACAGACTCGCACGGCTATCTTAAAGGTTCTGCGGCACACCCTGCCAAAGGTCTTACTAAAGTCGGGCTAATGGAAGTCGAACTAGACTTCGCTAAGATCACTACAGATAGAGCTACTGCAGGTGCTACAGCACTTGCTGCTGGCGATTCTATCCAAGTGCTAAGCATTCCAGCTAACACCCTAGTGATGGCGGTTGGAGCAACTACTATAACTGCTGAAGGCGCAGCATCTACATTTGACATCGGTTTAACTGGTGGTGATGTGGATGGCTTCGTTGATGGTGGTGACGCTAACGCAGCGGGCACTACTCAATCAAACGGTGCGCTTTTGATTGCCAATAACAATGGTCACTATTTTGCGACTGCAGACACTATTGATATGCTAATCGGTGTATCAGGTGCTGTAACTGATGCCGCAAAGATCAAAGTTTGGGCACTCGTAGCGGATTGTTCATAGTATAACTAGGGGGGCCTCGGCCCCCCTATTTTAAAGGATATATTATGGGCGCAGGTATGAAACATTATTTCCGTGATGGAACTGAGCATAAAGGTGGCACACATAAAATGCCTAATGGTCAGCTACACTCCGGAAAGACACATGGTAAAAATAGTAAACGTTTATTTCATTTTAAAGAATTAAGTGCGACAGCACAAAAAAAGGCTAAAGCGTAATGGCTAGAATCGACAAATCTAAAATGGCATGTAACAAACCAAAGCGCCAAGTTTCTGGCGATAAGAAGTTTGTTGTAAAAGCGTGTCAAAATGGTAAAGAAAAAATCATTAGGTTTGGAGATGCTAATATGACAATTAAAAAGAATCAACCGGGCAGGCGCAAGAGTTTTCGTGCAAGGCATGGGTGTGATACACGACCACCCTCCAAGATGACTGCTCGTTATTGGTCGTGTAAGAAATGGTAATAATATGGCAGCACCAAAAGTAAAATCTAAAAAAGACGCTTGTTACCATAAGGTAAAAGCTCGCTACAAAGTTTGGCCAAGCGCATATGCTTCAGGGGCTTTGGCAAAATGTAGAAAGGTTGGTGCAGCTAATTGGGGCAATAGTAAGAAGAAATGATATGGGGAATGTAAGAAAAACAGAAGCTGGTGCTAACTTACAACGATGGTTTAAAGAAAAATGGGTAGATGTAAGAACAGGTAAGCCGTGCGGAAGACAAAAGGGAGAGAGTCGTGCTTACCCTTATTGCCGCCCGTCTAAGCGAGTATCATCCAAGACCCCCAAAACGTCCAAAGAACTCACGGCTTCTGAAAAGCGTAGTCGCTTGGCTCAGAAGAAAAGTTCGAAGAAAGTTGAAAGAGTTACAAGAAAAACGTAATATAAAAAAGAAAGGTGGTAAAAATGACAAGATGGTTAAGAAACATTAAAGATGGTGAGATTTACGGCTGGAATGAAATTCTTGCTGAGAATCCACTCACTGAAGAAGTTACTGAAGAACAAGCATTTCCTGAAAAGCATCTACCTAAAAAACAAAGAGGTCGTCCTGCTAAAGTTAATGTAGAAACAAATGAAGAAGATATTCCTGATCCAAAAGGTGAGACACCACCCGAACTAGCAGAAGAAGCAAGTAAAGGTTTGGTTCGAGCTAGGGATGAGAAAGGACATTATGTATCTGATGATCCAAGTACACCAGATGTTAATGAAGCATGGGTTGAAAAGAAGTGATATTAAATGATGTAATAACAGAAGTAAGACGAATCTTACAAGATACTGTATCTCCTCAGAGGTATAGTGACGATGTTATGTTAGG